TTGGTTCAGCTAGTCAAGTACCAGTTTTCATAACTGATGCATATGGTCGAGTGATCAGCACTACAAATACCACAATAAGCATTGGCGGCAGTCAAGTCACGGGCACAGTTCCAACAGCTAACGTTGCATTGTATGGGCAAGTAAATGCTTATACAACTCAGACTTTTTATCCGCTGTTCAGCAATACAGTCATAACCGGCAGCAATACAACATTGGGTGTAAACTCAGGTTTCACATTTAATGCTACCTCAGGCAATTTGACATCGCCGGCTGGCCTAGTGAGCACAACTATATGGGGCGCAATGGCTGCTACCACAGCCAATGTCAGTTCAGGTGCAGCCAGTACCAGCACAACAACTGGCGCTCTTGTTGTCACGGGTGGTGTAGGCATAGGTGGCTCTGTTCAAGTAGGTGGCAATATAGTTGCTGCGTCAACTGCTGCTAGTACCAGCACAACAACTGGCGCTCTAGTAGTCATAGGTGGTGTAGGTATAGGCAGTGGATTAGGCACTGGTAATGCTATTGTGGTAAACAGTGCCACTAGTATTGTAGATAGTTTAAACAGTGTCTATCTTAAAGATTCTGTGATAATTGATGGCGGTACATACTAATATCTGATAAATATAGTGGCAGATAATCTGCCACTATATCAGTTTTTACTGATATATTTTCCTTGTTAGGAGTAGCTTATGGCTAATACAATATTGTTAAAAAAATCATCGGTTGTAGGAAAAGTGCCTGCACCTTCGAGCTTATCTTTTGGTGAACTCTCAATAAATTATAACGACGGTGTTCTGTATTATAAGAACAGCAACGGATTGGTTTTTCCAGCGAATGCGACCATTGCTAACGGTACTGTCAATGGCATACCTTATCTAACAAGTTCAAACACATTAGCTACCAGTAGTAGTTTATTATATTACAATGCATCAGGCAACGTCATTGCAGCAGCTACTACTCCAAGTAGCAGCACAACCACTGGCGCTCTGGTAGTCACAGGCGGTGTTGGCATAGGTGGCTCTGTTCAAGTAGGTGGTAATATAGTTGCTGCGTCAGGTGTTGCTAGTTCTGGCACAACAACTGGCGCTCTTGTTGTCACGGGTGGTGTAGGCATAGGCGGTGTACTTCAAGTGGGTGGCAATATAGTTGCTGCGTCAACTGCTGTGAGCAGCAGCACAACAACTGGTGCTCTAGTGGTCTCTGGTGGTGTTGGTGTTAGCAGTAATGTTTTCATAGGCGGCAATATCATACAAACTGCAAGTAATGCTTTTGCTGCACTTTCTACTACTGCATTGGCAACTGCGTTGGGTACAACACAAGCAACTGCATATTTAATCACAACAACAAATACGCAGTTTACAACTGTAACTGCCGGCACTGGTGCAATTTTACCATTGGCGCCACCAGGAACAACAATTTTCATAGCCAATGATGGTGCAAATGCTTTGAATTTATATCCACCAGTTGGCGGATTGATTGATCAACTTCCAGTTAATAACCCAGCGACCATCACAGCTGGTGGCATGTGGTCAGGTGTATCTTTAAGCGCAGTGAACTGGACTACTGTCAGTCCTGGTACGGTAGGTACAGCTAACCAAATCACAGTGACTCAAAACAGCGGCAACGTAACACTAGCATTGGCAAACCCTTTGATTGGGGTGAATACTTCCAACGCAGCTATCAATGATAACTCCGGTACATTGGCATCAACTGCATATACTCGTAGATATGGTGGATTTGCAAATGCTCAGGTATTTACAACAGCTACTGCTGCAAACGTAGCATGGACAATTCCTGCAGGCGTGACTAAACTTGAAGTAACCGTTATCGGAGGCGGAGGTGGTGGTGGTGGTAGTCCGGGTTCTGCTGCGGGTGCAGCAGGTGGCGGCGGCGGCAGCGGCACAGTTGGAAAATATTATTTTACAGACGTAACGCCGGGAGGTACATTATATTATTCGGTTGGTGCGGGTGGAGGGGCAACAGTTAACGCAGCTGGTGGCACTGGTGGTACTAGTAACGTCGCTGTCACAAGGGCAGGCTTTGGTGCTAACATAGTAATAAGCTCACCTGGTGGTTCTGGTGGTGCTGTAGGCACTGCAGCCTCTACTAGTAAGATAGGTGGAGCAGGCGGCACTATTTCTACTATCTCAGGCCCTGGTATAATAACAGGTCAGTTTATAGCATTTGCTGGTTCTTATGGCGGCCCATCATCATCTACTGCTGCTGCTACGTCAGCACACGGAGGAATGGGAGCACCGGGTTATTTAGGAATGGGTGCTGGTGCTGGTAACGTAGCACTCACTGGTGCTTTTGCAGGTTCAGCTGGCACAGGTGCTGGTGGTGGTGGTGCAGTGTCAGGTGCAGGTGCTATTACAGTAGCTGGTGCGACGGGGGGCAGTGGTGCAGTTATTATTGAGTACTAACACATTTTCAATAACTTTGATTTTTTCTTTCACGGACTCAAAGTTAAATGTTCGCCATACACCAGGATGCAAAGGTCTAGGATGATCTTCTAGTCGCACCCAGCAGTATCCACTGTGTTCTGAATTTAATTTTGGCACAAACTCGTGATCTACTATAATCACGTATGTGTGATAGAAAAATTTACCTGAATCACTGGTGAACTTTTCAACTGGAATGATCTTTTTATCAGTAAGATCTTGGTCTATTTCTTCTTGTATCTCTCTGTATAAGCCTTGGATAATTGATTCACCTTCTTCAATCTTGCCGCCAACCAGACCCCAATTGCCGTGATAACGACATCCAGAACGTAACACGAACAAATATCGCTGAGTTGAACGACAGAAGATCAAAGCACCAGCTGCATTTAGATCGCTATGCTCCACTGTCCGCCTGGGTATCTGCCTTCGTAGCTCTTGATCCATTGAAAATCTATCCATTTGTATTGTATATGTGTGGTAAGGTTGGTAACATAAGCTAGTTCGTCATTGCTTTGACTGTCAAACATAACACTCCAATGCACACCATTATACTCTATAATATCATATTTGTGAGCAACTAAATCTTGGCCATCAGTGCCTCTCCAAGCAAGAGCACCGTTTAAATTAGAATAACTGCCGATGTCATCTAATAACAAATAACGAGTTCCTGCAGCTGGAGAAGTTAGCATGCTGCCAACATTAACATTCAATGGATCAATTATTGCATTTATAGGATTTAATGTATTTGAAGGCAAAGTGTCAACAAAAGGAGTGAATATCATTTGAAAGCTGTCAGTAGGATCAATTGCAATAGTGCCAATTATTTCACTACCGTTGTCTTGACGAAGTCTTATTTGAGTAATTCCGGCACGATATCTGCCGTATTGATCTAACAAATCAGCCCACGAAACTCTATATGGATCTGACAAACTAGTAGTAGGTCTAAAAGGATCATCTGTGACTGGTTCATATGCTTGTAGAACTGTCAAAATAATTGTGCTGTTAACATTGTTTACCAGCAATGCATAATTCAATAAAGTATATATTTTCAAATCGAACTGTTGTAAATCATAGATAGTAAAATAATCTGGTCCCAACTGTTCTACCGCAGCACCCTCATTGGCAGTACCGCCTGTTCTGCCTTCATACTCACCAGTGCTTATGAACTTGGTAGAAGGCACAGTGAGTTCATCTAGCTTGGAGTAGATAGCTTGTATCACACCCATTTTCTTGAGCTTGATGCTGGTACTTACCCAGATAGGTATTTCAAAAGTCAAAGTAGCAATACTAATTGGATCTTCTTGGCCAGTAGGAACACTGCGACTGTCCCAGTTACTATCCGTCAGCAATACATAAGTCAAACTAGTCCAATCGATATAGCTGTCATTGCTCTGTATTTCCATTGCTGGGTTAAACATTGCAGCCAGTTGTTCCCATAACTGAAGTTTTTGTTCTGTATTACTAGTCCAAATATCCAGCTTCATTGTTAGTTTATATGGCACTGGCATCAATCTTTCTACAGTGAAAGCATCACCTTGTCTATCTAAAAATGTGCCAGTCACTGGATCAAATTCACGCTGACGTAGCTGCATTTTGCTGACAAATGTAGGATTTTGAACTCTGTCTCTGTCGTAAGATAATCCACTTACATAAGCAGCCATGATAGGCACGCTGTTTAATGTATTTTCACTGTTGCTTTTTACAATTTGTGCAGCTTGGCGATTTTGATCACCATATATTACTGGCACGCGCTGTAGCGAAACGATTCCATTGCGATCTTTACCAAATTCTACTTCTAGATTTGACACCATGCGTATAAATTGTCCAATAAACTTTCGGATTTGCCCAGAATAAAAAAAGTTAGATTCAACTGTCATTGGTATATATCTCAATTATCTGCTTTAGGTTTAAGAGCGTCAGCCAACGATTGTTTTTCATGCCGGGTGTTGCCTTGGCTGTCAACCCATGTAGTACTGTTATGAGTAAATCCTGAGAACAATGTCTTGTTCTGATCACTATTTGGCGTTAAATTAGTTCTCTGTACGTCCTCTATACGTATCCACCGGGTACCATCAAATCTAAACAAACGATTAGGTATGTAATCCGTGCGAAGAGCAAATTCTCCGGCTTTGGCATAATCAGGAAATGCAATGCCTTGCACAACAGGAAATCCATTGGGTGCTAAACCATCACCTGTGAGGTATCCTTCTATCTTGCTAGTAGGTGATATAAATGCTTCGTCAGCATGTTCAGTAATGTTACTGGCATCACGCAGATTATTATCAGCAGTGGTAGCATTGTTATTTGGTATAGTGCCGTCAATGTTCAATGGCTTGACATACAATGGACTTGTGTCAAATCCGCTTTGTGGAAGATTTTGCTCAGCTTCTTTGATAATAGCATCATTTATAGCTATATTTGTATTATAAACACTCAAAATTTGACTCAAAGGTGTGTTGTTTGTGCCAGCAGTGATGTTGTTTAAAATGTCTTTGTATTCTTGACTGTCAACTAATGGATTTAATTTGCAACGCCACAGATGAGGCCACCAGGTTGGACTATAACCTTCACTGGCACGAGTGCAATCTCCAACTACAAAAAATCGCTTAAGTGCTGCTGGTAAATCTTGATTTATAGGATCATAATCTACCAAATGTTGAAGTTCTAGAACATCGCCGTTCATGATACGACGACCTAAGATATCAATCATGTCATTTAAATGAAAAACCATGAATAATGTACCTGTAGCCAAGAATAATCCAAATTGACTCAAATCAAAGTCCTGGTCTGCAACCTGATAAATTCCACGCATCTTGTAGATACTAGTGTCATATTTTCTATCGCGGTTTTCCATGAATAATAAATCTTGAATGTTTAATGCACTTTGATTTGCATAAGCTGGTTTAGCTGCTTGCCCGGTAAATCCTATGCTAGTGCCAGTGGGCACTACTGTGACTGTGCTTTGACTTAGTGTTATTGTGGCAGCATCTTTGGCAACCACTGTAGTTCCAGCTACAACACCTGTGCCACTTACTGCATCACCAATATTAACACTCAGTGTGTTGGCAAAGTTTAGCACTGTTCCGACACTGGCCTGAGTAGCATTGGTCGATAATAATAGGCCCCCGGCGTTTGTGCCTAGATACTTGTGAACTAGAATGCCAGTTCCTCCCACCGTAAACATTTCGCTGATTCGGCGATCAAAGAACTTGTAGTCATTGCTATGACGACCATCTTTCCATAAACTTAAGCGAGCCAATGTAATACTCTCCGATAATCTTGTATTTATGCGATAAATACAGCTAAAGGATATACCAATGCCATCATTGCCAGCACAACAGCCTGTTATCGAAGGTAACTTATCAGCTTACAACAGTTTACCTACTACCAGTTTATATAATCCAACTACTGGCACTGGTGCAGGGCCGATCAAATATGATCCAACCGTACTGCCAACATCAGACTTGAAACGTGCGCAAATAACTGATTATATTCGCATGAGATTGGCAGATGGCATCGTAGATGTAGAACTTGAAAAAGAACATTATGAGATGGCAATCAATCAGGCATTGGTCAAATATCGTCAGCGTGCCCAGAACTCAGTAGAAGAATCATTTGCATTTTTAGATTTATTGCCAGAAACACAAGAATATATTTTGCCTCCAGAAATACAAACAGTGCGAGCAATATATCGCAGAGGCATTGGTTCAGTCACTGGAACAACAGCTAGCCAGTTTGAACCATTTGCTTCAGGCTATTTGAACACTTACATGTTGGTAGCAGGTCGCGTGGGCGGTCTGACAAACTATGAACTGTTTGTAGATTATCAGAAACTAGCCATGCGCATGTTTGGTGGGTTTATGAACTTCTCATGGAATCCAACAACTAAAAAGTTGACTATTGTGCGTAAAATGCCGTTTGCGTATGGCGGCTCCACCGGCGGCAGTCAGCCGGGTAGTCAGTTTGAAAGCGTGTTACTGCATATCTACAATGTCAAGCCAGATCAAATGATTCTCAACGATACGTATACATATCCTTGGATCCAAGATTATGCTTACAGTTTTTGTAAGCTTATTGTAGGCGAAGCTCGTAGTAAATTTGGCACAATAGCAGGACCTCAGGGCGGAACCAGTCTCAATGGCGACGCATTAAAGAACGAGGCTAATGCTGAGATGGAAAAATTAGTAGAAGATTTGAAAACTTATGTTGATGGTTCAACACCAATAACTTGGGTCACTGGTTAAACCTATTATATTGATTGACAGGAAATAATAGAGTACACTGATAGCTCACATCGAGGAGCACTGTATGCTTGTTGGAATCGTTGGTTGGATTGGCAGTGGCAAAGACACTATTGCAGATTATTTGGTTAATTTTCATGGATTTCGTAGAGATAGTTTTGCAGCCAGTCTAAAAGATGCGGTGGCTTCTGTATTCGGCTGGGATCGAGAACTGCTTGAAGGCAGGACTGCATATAGTCGAGAATGGCGAGAAACTGTTGATATCTGGTGGGCAAACCGTCTAAGTATGCCTAATCTCACTCCTCGCTTAGTTTTGCAGTTATGGGGCACTGAAGTATGCCGTGAAGGATTTCACAATGATATTTGGATAGCCAGTGTAGAAAATAGGCTTAGAACTTATCAAGATAATATTGTTATCAGTGACTGCAGATTTGTGAATGAGATTCAATCTATTCAAAAAGCAGGAGGAAAAGTATGTTGGGTGCGTAGAGGACCATTGCCCGTCTGGTATGACTCTGCACTGTTAGCTAATAAAGGTCTTGGAAATGCATCTTTTTTGAATGGAATTCATCTTAGTGAATGGAACTGGGTAGGCACTAAATTTGACACAATTATAGAAAATAATGGATCAATTGATGAACTTTATTCCCAGGTTAAAAATCTGGTCGTATCGAATCCTGACGCCACCCAAGATTGAGTCTGTATATTTCTTGTTGACAGTTTAGGCACACAGTTTTAAGATTGTTCCAATCAGAATTCTTGAGATTGCCATCAACATAAAACACTCCAAGCTGTGCAGGTAACTTTGCTTTAAAGCCACATTTTTCACAATGTGGCTTTTTTTTATATCCAGATTTAGTCCAACTAGGATTCAATGGCTTGACTTTTCTGCCAAGCCTATGACATACATCACATACCTTTCGATAATAAGTAACATCTCCACGATGGTAGTTGATAGCCACTGGTCGTTGATTGCATGTAGGACATAATCCACGAGTCTTCATGCAGCTATTTATCTTTAAAACCTCTGAAAATAGGCTAATCTTTATAAAGAGCAGGCTAGACACCAAAAAATTCATTCAATGGCTAAATATCTTCAACAGCATTAGTAAAGGAATAATACTATGGCACTAGTCTCTCCAGGTTTGCAGATAACAGTAACAGATGAAACACAATATATTTCTACAGCTCTTGGCACAGTACCTCTAATTGTACTAGCTACCGCACAAGACAAAACAGCCAATGGTACTTATGCCACTGGCACGAGTAAAGCCAACGCAGGCATATTACAAGTTTTTGGTAGTCAACGAGAACTAGTAGCTAGTTTAGGGTACCCAATATTTCAGCAAAGTGCAGCTGGTACCCCATTACATGGTAATGAATTAAACGAATATGGTTTAATGGCAGCTTATAGCTCATTAGGGCTAGGAAATCGTGCTTACGTCATTCGTGCTGATGTTGACCTAAATCAACTGCAACCAACAACTGTTCGCCCCAGTGGCAAAGTTGCTGACGGTACATATTGGTTTGATTTAGCTGATACTTCATGGGGCATCTATGAATGGAGTGCAAGTGCAATTAATAACAATGGAGTAGCAGGCACGCTTACGAACGTGTTGCCAATTATTGTGACATCTTCTTTGGATGTTACAACTGCTACATTTAACGCTGTTAATGGTTCTACTGTAGAACCTACTCCGAGAGCAAGCATCGGTCAGATTAATTCTTATGCAGTGGTTGCTACCACCAACAATAATCGAATTTTCTTCAAAAATCACGATAATGTTTGGACATTAGTTGGCAGTCAAGAATGGCAGCTTTCATGGCCTGTGGTAACCAGTGGTGTCTGGACAGCGACAGGCGGTTCATTGAATACTGCACCTGATGGCAGTGCGATTGCTTCTGATACTTTAGTGATTAATGGTCAAACTATTACCGGGCTAACTGGTATAACTTTATCAACCTTAGTTTCAAAAATTAATATCGCCGGTGTTCATGCGTGGGCTACAACAGATAATAGATTGGCAATCAGTTGCAGTGCTATTGCCAAAAGCGATGGTACCAATATAGACGGTAAACTGTCTATTTCAGGCTCCTCTATTTGCGCTCAATTACAAATTACAGTTGGTTCATATACTTCTCCAACAGTTTTATGGGGAGCTGGAACGAATGCTGACCCAAGCAGTACTTGGAGAGCTACAGCAGTAGGCAACGGCACAGGCAGACCTGGTGGGAGTGTGTGGTTTAAAACTGGGGCCACTGGCAATGGTGCAAATTTTGTATTCAAAGAATATGGTTCTTTGACTGATACATGGACTACTCAATCTAGTTCATTTTATTTAAATGAAACTAGTGCTTTGGCAGGATTAAGCACTACTGGTGGTTCTAATATCGGATTAGGTACATTATGGTTGGATCAAGATCCTGAATCGTCTTCTGCTACAAGTAGCACTGGTTTGAGCGGTTATAAACCAATGGTAAGAACAGTTTTTGGTGCAGTCAAAGCAATAGGCAGCACTACATTTGATTCATCAAACCCTATAATTAGCGGCAGTACATTTATTCTGAGTGCAACTCAACCAGGAACTACTTCAAGAACTACAGTTACTGTAACTGTAAATGGCACAAATTTCAACGATTTTGTTGCTGCAATATTAGCAGCTAACGTTCCGTATGTTTCTGCTACAGTTGAAGACAGCGGGTCAATCAGTATTTCACACACAGCTGGCGGTACTATATATTTGTACGGTGAAACCTACAATGTTTTAACAAACAAAGCAGGATTTCCAGCAACAGCAGGATTAATCACTAATATGAGAGTAGTTGGTACTACTAGAATCATTTCAGGATTCAGCGAACTTTCATATACATATAGCTTTACAACACCTACTGCTGATCCAGAAGATGGCACATTGTGGTTTAATAGTGATGCAACTGCAGTTGATATAATGATTAACAACGGAACTGCGTGGAAAGGATATAAAAATGTCAGTTCAGACGCTAGACTGTTTAATCTAACACAAACAGATCCAAATGGACCAATAGTTGCTGCTATAACTCCAACTAAGCAATCTGATGGTACTGCATTAGCAGCGGGTGATATATGGTTAGATACCAGTGATCTAGAAAATTGGCCAAAATTAAGTCGATATAACGGTTCAGTGTGGTACGCTATAGATAACACTGATCAAACTAGTGCAAATGGTATTTTATTTGCTGATGCTCGCTGGGATTCGTCTGGAACAGCTGAACCAGTGAGTGATAATGAAGTGTCTATCGCCACTCTAGGTAAAAGTGACTACCTAGATATAGACGCACCAAACCCATTGTTGTATCCAGCTGGTATGTTGTTGTTCAACACCCGTCGCAGTGGGTATAATGTCAAGCGTTATGTGAGTGATTACTTTAATAAGGATACATTTACTGTTAATGATTGGGTAGATCAGAATTACTCAGCTGGTTCAAAAGTTCTGTATGGAACCACGATATATGTGGCAAAAACATCTATTACATTAAGTAGCGGAACTCCTCCAAATAACGCAGGTTGGGCTTCGCTTCAAACTGGAACATGGGTAACAGCCAGTGGATTGAAAACTGACGGTAGTATGTATGCAGGGCATAATGCACAAAGAAAGATAGTTGTCTCTGCTATGCAATCAGCTATTTCTGCTAATACTCAGGTTCGTGAAGATCAGTTCAAATTTAATCTGATTACAGCACCTGGTTATCCAGAACTAATTGATGAAATGGTATCATTGGGTAATGATAGAGCCAACACAGCGTTTATCATCGGTGATACCCCAATGACATTGAGTACAAATTCAGTTGAACTCAGTAACTGGAGTAATAACACTAATGGTGACGGCCTAGCTACTAGCAGTCCATATCTTGCAGTATATTATCCAAGTGGTTTGAGCAGTGATGTTCAAGGCAATGAAATAATGGTTCCTCCAAGTCACATGGCACTCAGAGCTTATCTTTATAATGATAATGTAAGTTATCCTTGGTTCGCGCCGGCTGGCACTCGTCGAGGTCTAGTAGATAATGCTGCAGATTTAGGATATCTCAGTACTGTTACTGGAGAATTTGTGCGCACTGGTGTGAGTCATTCTTTAAGAGATACTTTGTATGAACTAAACATTAATCCTTTGACAATTATGCCAGGAACAGGCATAGTTGTTTGGGGCCAAAAAACACGTAATCCAACGACCAGCGCAATGGATCGTGTGAACGTTGCTCGTTTAGTAAACTACATCCGCACTATTCTGGCCAGCAGTGGCAATGCATTCTTGTTCGAGCCAAACGACAAGATTACTCGTGACCAAATCAAGCAAGTTATTGAAGGTGCGATGAACGATTTGGTGAGCAAGCGTGGTATCTATGACTATATTGTAGTCTGCGACACTAGTAATAATACGCCAGATCGTATCGCCCGAATGGAACTATATGTTGATATTGCGATTAGCCCAATGCGGGATGTTGAATTTATCTATATTCCGATTCGTCTGGTTAACCCAGGAGTCATTGGAAATCTTGGTAAATAACCGTAATCGATGACAAAACAATGAAAGGGGCCTTGCCCCTTTCATTTTATCCAAATCCATTTGCTACTACCACAATCCCAAATTCGATCATATCCCTGATTTTTTCTATTAGCAAATTCAGTCAGTGAATTATCGTCCGCAATATTTTTCCTCAACGAAAATCTATGAATTCTTTCAGGATAATTTGATTTGATGTACCAATAATTAGGCGAACCATCAGATGCTTTTTTAAAACCAAGACTGGCATATAAATTTCCCGTTGACCATCTATTATCAGCATATGATATCACTTGATCTGGATCAAACATTTTTTGAAAAGCAGAAAACAATTTACTTGCACCGCCAGGTATGTTTAAGTTCAACAATGATGCAAATCTATTGATTTCCCAGCCAACTACTTTTCTGGATAAGTTGGATTTGGAAAAAGTCATTACTGAAACAAGTTGATCTTGATAAAATAAACCCAGTCTAGCGTTACTGCGACCTTGGCCCATAATATGATTTTGATTGCAAAAATCTGCTGCATCTGAACTTGAAATTTCTTTTACTGTGCATTTTCTTGCATATAAAACATTTGAAGTTTTGCCTAATATATTGTTTAATCTGCTTTTCACAATGTCAGATTTTAAATCCCATTCATCTTCAAATATTTGTATCAAACGTATATTACGTTCACGGAAATATTTTTGCTTTTCAAAATCTGATTTCTCAGATTTATTGTTGTGTAATAAAACAGACTCAGAGTGCCAATATAATCCATTAAACTCAACGCCTATCATCAAAGAAGGTATAAAAATATCAATTTCTTTGCTTTGATATGAATCACGATAATTTTGTATGGCACCTGGATTCGTTGTTTTTACAAAATCAAATAATGCTTGTTCTTTGTTGCTTGTTCGTTTTTCTCTGGGATAACAACCTGGGCAGATTGAATGTTTGAATTTGCTTGGACGAAAATATTGTTTGGTAAATGAAAACTCACAGGCACATATATTGCAAACAAGTCTCAAAGATGTTTCACTGGCATCATTTAACAAACTCAATTGTAAATCTTGTAAAACCAAAGATAATTTTTCTTGTGATTCTAGTGTTTTTCTTTGAACAGTATTCAACATTCGTTCTCTTGCTTGTTGCTTTGTTTGTTCGCTGTGGTTTTTTCCTCGCATGGATTTGCCTAGATCTATGCCACGATCTAATTTGGTTTGCAATGCTTTTTTTGCTCGTTCTTTCATCTTTTCTGGATTTAAACGAGCATATTCTATTTGTCGTTCACTGTTAATTTTTTTTTGCTGCTGAGTTTTTTGATGCTTTGCGCGTGTCAAGATACCTTCTGAATATTTTTTTTCTCTTTCAGCAATTCCTCGGTGCAAGTTTTCCAAATGTTCTGAATTTGTTACTTTTTTACCTTTGTTACTGGGCTCTCGGCCTTTGATATTAGCCTTCTGAGTTTCTGACCAGGAATGTTTTTTTCCAAAATTTGGATTGTCTTGGCCAAACTTCCTTAACTTATCCAGATATTCATCTGTTGATGTATCGCCATAATTTTTTTTATATTCAGCCACAGAAATATTATGTTTGGCAAGATGCTTCCACGATATCATGTTAGAAAATTCTTGATTGCATATTTTGCAAATAATCATAAGCTGTTTTCCCTGTTGACCCAGTTTAACATATTTACGCAAATGAGTATAGAATTATATAGGCATTTAACCATTTTTTCATGGTTAAGATAAATATTATTAACAGGAGAATAAAATGGCAGTCGCATCCTTAACTAAATTCACAGTACCATTGGCAACCGATCAATCGGCGTCGGCCCAAGGTCTGTTAATGCCTAAACTGAAGTTTCGCTTTCGTGCGAGCTTTGAAAACTTTGGTGTTAGCTCGAACAAAGTCGATCTCACCAAGCAAGTGGTAGATATCAAACGTCCTAGTGTAAGTTTTAATCCAATCACACTGGATGTTTATAACAGCAAAGTCTACATTCAAGGTAAACCTGAATGGGGTGATACCAGCATCAATTTACGCGATGATGCCACTGGAGCTGTTAGCAAACTTGTTGGTGAACAAATCCAGAAGCAATTTGATTTTGCTGAACAAGCTTCAGCAGCATCAGGCATTGATTATAAGTTTGTGCTTCGTTTTGAAGTGCTTGATGGTGGTAACGGTGCAAATCAACCTAATGTATTAGAAACTTGGGAATTATATGGTTGCCAGCTAACAACTGTTGATTACGGCGACATGAACTATAGCAGCAATGATCCAGTTCAAATTGCATTGACTGTTAAATTTGACAATGCTCTCCAGACTCCAGCTGGCACAGGCATTGGTACAGCAGTAGCCAGAACCATTGGTACTCTGACAACTGGTTAATAGCGTTTATCGCTATCTCTGAGAAAACCCGACCAAGTTCGGGTTTTTTCTTGGATAAATACAAGTAAATCATGGAATATTCTTGTGAGTTTTAATCAGTTTCTTAAAGAACTCGGCACCAGCAGCAGTTTAAAAGACTTCCGCCATGCTGCCAGATTGTTTATAGACGATAACTATCGTCTTAGTCCTAAATATTCTTGGTTATTTCATGTTTCATTTGATTTGAATCTCAACACCCAACTTGACCGAGATAGAATTCTTGAAATAGGCATGCTGGTCAAATCAGTTAGTTTGCCCAGGTTCACAGTTGATAATAAAATCATGAATGCTTACAACAGACCTAATGTTGTACAAACCAAAATCAAATACGAACCAGTGACTATTACTTTTCATGATGATTCAGCAGATGTTGTGCGAAGTTTCTGGTATGATTATATGAGTCTGTATTATCGTGATTCAGATTATACATTGCCAGCGTATAAAGCACCGTATAAATATGAAATTCCTGTGCAAGCCAATGATTGGGGTTATCAAGTAGCGCCTAACAGATACAGCACTTATGGTCAACCAGAACGTATGATCAATTCAATACGTTTATACAGCTTACATCAGAAAAGATTCACAGAATATATATTGATCAATCCAACTATCACTTCGTTTCAACATGGTCAGCACGCTAATGGTGAACAAGGCACACTTGAAAATCAAATGACTATAGCATATGAAACAGTTTTATATAGTTATGGTTATGTTCAACCAGGCGGCAATACAGATTTTGCTACTTTACACTATGATCATTCACCAAGTCCATTGACACCAGAAGGTGGTGGCACACAAAGTATTCTTGGCCCCGGCGGTTTGGTAGACTCAATAGATAGCGTAGAGCATCAATTGGGTCAAGGTAATCTATTAGGTGCAGGCTTAACTGCATTCAGAGCTTTTAGTAATTTCAAAGGTGCAAAACTTGGTGTAATGGCTGGTGCTGAACTTGCACAAATTGGCACCGATATTTTTATGAATGGATACAATCCTCTTAACAGACTTCAGATACCAACATTGTCGGGTGCATTGGGTGTGGGAGCGATTGGCGCAGCGTCGGTTGTCGGTGGTGTTTATGGACAACAATCTTATGGTGCGTACGGGCCATCAGGTGTATCAGCCATATCAGCAGTGGCA